TCAAGGCGAAATCATGGGTTCGATTCCCATTAGCGCTACCAGTTTTTCGCTACAATGTAGTGCAACCTGCACCGTTATGCGGTTTGCGAATACAGTAATAGTTGATATAAATTTTCCTAACAGGGTCCGCAATTTTTGCGGATCTTTTTTGTTTTTCAAGACCGGAACAAATTCTGACCATTCGGCCAACACTTCATCCCTGTCAATGAGCGTCGGCCTAAAGGCATTAATCTGTGCCAGATGTTCCCGGGCAACAGTAATTTGCTTTTTAATATCCGCCAACCGGGCCAGATCAAACTCATCGGCGGCGCCGGACTCGATTACATTATAAATATTATTGAGTTTAGTGTTAAGTCCGCTAATCTTAGCAGTTACGGTGGCGGCATCTTCGGCCGTATCGTCCAACTGCGCAGCAATCTTTTCCGTGGCTTGGGTAATTATCATGTCCAGGTTAGGGACCGTCATTATTTTGAGCATGCCGGCTATGACAGCCTCTTCCAGCTCCTGTTTCTTAATCTTGATATTGGGACACGCAGCCACTCCTCTGGTCATTTTTTGCGTGCATTGATAAAACTCATAACGATAATGGCTACGGCTCACGCTGTTGCCGCTCATGGCATGACCGCACTCACCACAGCGCACCAGACCGCTTAATAAATAGAAGCTTTTGTTCCGGATACCACAATTCTTGTTTGCTTTTTTACGCTCCTGGGCCCTGGCAAAATCGGCAGCGGAGATGATAGCCGGTACAGCATTCGTATAAACAAGCGCATCCGGATTATCCCGGTGGCTGTTTGTCTTTTTCCCGGTTGTAGCATGTCTGCGGTAAATATAAGTACCTGCATATTTAGGATTTGCCAACAGGTCATACAAGCTATTTTTGCCAAACAACTGACCATTTTTAGTACGATATCCCCGAGCATTGAGCCAGTTCATGATATCCCCATAGCTATGGCCGTTATTATATTGCTCAAAAATTGCCCGCACGGCCACCGCCTCACCCTGGTTAAGCACATATTCATGCTCTGGAGTAACATCATAGCCAAAAGGTGGCTTGCCGCCAGGGAACAAGTGGTCCTTGGCATTGGTTTCTTTGCCGTCCTTAATTTTTACAGAAAGCTTACGACTGTACCATGCAGCCTGCGCCACCTGAATTCCTTCAAAAAACTGCCCGTCCACCGTACCGGGGTCAAAAGATTCCGTGGCATACTCATATCGTACGCCGGCCGCCAGCAGTTCTTGCTTATATAAATAGTAATCCAGTTCCTGGCGCGCCGTGCGATCCAGCGTATACACCACCAGTACATCCCATATGTCCAAACCGGCATCCAGTTTCATTTGGGCAAATCCGTCACGCTTGGCCACCATGGTACCGGTCTTAGCCTCATCTTTATAGTGGGTCACAACCAGGTAACCTTTTTGACGGCAATAGTCCTCACAGATTCTATATTGTGTTTCAATACTTTCATGGCGCTGATTATCGCTGGAATACCTGGCATAAATAGCTGCTCTTAACATAAAAATCTCCTTATAATTGTTAAAGACAGGCTAATATGCTATAATTAAATAGTAATCAGCCTACTTTTGTGGGTAGAGCGTTTACACGGCCGCCTGGTGCGCCAACACCTGGCGGCTATTTTTATTATAACTACATCTTAATAATCCTTAATTATTCTTTTTATCTTGAACGGGAGTCTGAACCGGAACCTGAGACGGGACTGAAGATTTATCATATGGGGATACAAATACTTTTGTCTTACTTGATTGGCATCCCTGCCTTGTTGAACTATATCTGAAATTTTTAGGTTTGAATATATCATCACAGGTATAAAGTCCATCTATATGCTCATATAAGTCAGGCTTAATAGGATTCCAAAGAGGATCAAGTATAAAGTCAATACCTTCACGCCTTGCCAATTTAGCAGCTGGCACAAAGTCACTATCACCAGAAATAAGTACAATCTGCCTAACTTGTTTCTTATAAGCTAAAGAAGCAATATCAATACCGATTTTAATATCAACACCCTTCTGATCAACGTTAATCTTAAAATCCTGCTCCGTTAGCGATTCCATTCCACGTTTTCCATTCAGGATATCTTTAAGAACATAAGGTCTAATTCCAAAATATGCCTGCTTATCAGCTAGATTACCTAATCTTAAAGCAACTTTACGTTTCTTTTTTAATTCTTCAAAAAAGTCATTAGTCCATTTAAACAAATCTGTTTTGCTAAAATCCAAACTTTTCTTAAGTAATGGATGATAAACACTCTTACTCATGGGCGGACAATCATAATAAAAAATTCGGTATAAATCATAATACTTTTGGTGTCCCTGGTTTAAATGACGCATACAATACTCAATTAGCTCTTCAGCGCGTTCCTGTGCTGTTTTCTCGCCAATACACTTCTGGGCTCTACGACGATAAAAACCACCATCAACCAAAATTGCAACTTCCATAAAACATCATCCTTTCATAAATAAAAAAGTCCCTGATCTCAGCACGTACCATATTAGTTGGACGGCCTACCACCAGGGACACTATTAACTTAACAAAGAATCCTTTGTTAAATATATTGTACATACCCTGGTGTTTTTTGTCAATACTTTTATTCAAAAAAGTATTGACAAAAATACTCTATATTACCATGGAATACCATATTACTGCTGTATGTAAGGTATCTTTATAAAAAGAAGGTAAATTATAAAGTTAGTGTTTTATTCAAATACTACTTTGTCATAATCTTCGACTCTTGTTGCTGGGCTACAGAAGAATATTTCCTTTGCCTGGCGTTTTTCATTTGCCGAATAGCGAATGGAGTATTCCCTGATTTGCAGGTCATTGTAAAGTTCCCTAATCCTTTTTACATCATCATAGGTAGCCATCCAGTGATAATCATTCAACTCATGGATTGCATCAGCCAGACTGCCATGCATCTCATCATCAAAAGAATCTTTGTACAATTTTTTCCCCTGAACGTAATACGGTGGGTCAAAATAAATAAACAACCTATTGGGGGCTTGCCTTAATAAAACTTCGTGTATTAAGTCAATGGCATCAAGATGATATAACTGGATTTGTTCTCTATGTACCGAGATATTCTTTATTTTCTTGATTAAATCAGCTCTATTAAAACGGCACTCCAACTTATAATCTGAATCCTGCTCATATCCTCCAATAGGGCCACCGGTTATAATACCGGATCTGTTGGTCCTGTTAAGGAAAAAAGTTGCAAAAGCTAGTTCAAAACTATAATCACGGTTATCTCTTAAATTAAGGAAAACATTTTTCTGCCTATGCCAGGTATTCATCGTTACCCTAACTGTATTAATACGCTCAGTCAATCTATCTGTTTCCGTCAGAACAGCTCTCCAGAACGAGTATATGGCTGTGTCGAGGTCATTTAATATGATAGATGAAACCTGATTCCTTAAAAGCAGAGAAATAGCGACCCCGGAACCACCACAAAATGGTTCACAATATATGGAATCTGTCAAATTATTAAATTCAATTGTGTGCTTAATAAATTTGGCCAACTGAGACTTCCCACCAGGGTATCTCAGCGGCGTCATTGTCTGGGGCATATTAACACCTCCTCGCACACAGTATATATCAAAATACTATTTTTGGCCATAGTCTATTATTTTGACATTTTAGCTTTTTTGATAATGAGCTTCATCGTAACCTTATTCAGCTGATTTAAGAAATCATTATATTGTTTTTCGCAATCTTTTTTCCACCTATCAATAACTGCATCACCTGTTAACCAGAACTCACTATCTTGGAACCATTTTTTATATTTGCTACGCTCTTCCTGGATATGTTCATATTTTGCGCTTAATGGTCCGAACTCTTCAATTCCGCGTTTAGTCGCTGCCGGAAAATTCGGATTGTGTAAAATTGGGTTCATGGCATCAGTATTCATTAAATAATCATATATAACACTTTCTGGACGTTTTTCCCCAGGAAGAAAAATGATATTGAATGGAATTGTTTTACAATTGAAAGATTTTCTACAATCACCATCCAGCAGAATTATAGAATTAGAAAAATCTTCAGGAGCTTCTTCATTTAATTTAATTAATGTAGAACATGATATATCCATATTAATAATATGATAATTAGATAACCTGTTAGTATCTTTAAGCAACTGATTGAACAACCATTTAGCCTCATGGTCTTCAGAATAAATATTTATTTTAGTTTGTCTTTTAGTTGCCGGGTCTGTAATTAACATATCAGAACGGATAAATTCAAAATCCGGATTGTTCATTACTGCCAAATCACCATTAGCCCGTGTCAAATATATTACCTTATATTTATCTCTATTATTTTTCAACTCCGGCAAAGTATAGAAACTTTCTAAAAGCGATGGGCTATGCGTAGTAAAAACAATTTGCAATTTAAGATCATGCTTTTCTATCTCTTTAACAAAAACCTCTAATAACCTACACTGTGCCGCAGGATGTAATGTAGCATCAAGTTCATCAACAAGCAAGATTCCTCCATTCCAAGGAATCTTATTTTTAATATGGTTATCTTGAAGATTCTTAAATGATAAAAATGCCAGTAGTATCTGCCCTAAATTATCTTGACCAGCAGAATTGCATAATTCATCATAAGTCTTATTCTTTACGCCAACAAAAACCTTCTGCATGGCAACAGGATGCTTATGTGCTTCAATCCCCTCAACTTCATGTAAAGAGAGTATGTACTTATACTTCTCAATAATCCAATCTCTGTAATTTTTATGCTTGGCCAAAAACTCTGACACCTTAGAATGCATTACATTACCTTCGCATTCTCCTAATGGCTGCAAGCGGCTTAGTCCAATATACAAAACTGGGAACTTCAACTTTGATTCAGATCCGTTGTATTTAGGTACAAGCCTTGGTCTTGTATCTTTCGCCCACCAACCAAACCGGAACGGAACATCTATCAATTTTCCACCTGGCAACTTATAATTAATCACCATAGCTTGTTTTGTTCGAATATCATTCTTTAGTGAGCATTTTATAATTTGTCTTAACTCTGCCCTAAACTGCTCTTTAATCAAGGGCTTCTCGGCGCCACTAACTTTTAACTCACAACTATTACCTATTAATGCCAACAAAGTGGATTTCCCTGTAGCGTTATGACCAGCTATAGCAGTTATTGTATCTCCTAAATCCAGTTCTACATTTTCGAACTGTCTAAATTTAGTTATTTGTAATTTATGAATAGAAACAATCTCCGTAAGCGGCTTGTGCTGACGTTTCTTTTTTGTAAAAGAGATTATTTTACCTACATCATTACCTAAAGGGAGTTCTATTGTCTTATTATCACCCATCTCAATATCTCCTCCATATTTTCATTATAAACCCCTACCTCATTATTACTTCTTGAGGTCATAGAACCTACCACTATACCGATTTATCTCATTTTGATATCCCACCGGATTAGCATATTTGTTTACCTGGTCACCATAAAATCTACAAATATCCCTTATGCACCCACGAATATTATTTTTAACTAATTTCCGCGGATCTGTTTGTGTATAAATCCGATTACCCAACGCATAAGTATAGGCCGAATAATCCTTAACACCGTAATCACTGTAACCTTCTTTATGTTCATGAGCATTGAAAATTCCTTCAACAACATGCACCTTAGTAGTGGGAACGGTTGCACCAATTTTAGCGCCAAAGGCATTTTGAAATTCTTTAACATCTAACCCTTGGCCTTCCAAAGTTATCTTGACAATAAGAATATTTTCGTCAGGCTTTACCATGGCCAAAAATGCATCCTTCTTTTCAAGAAATTGATTAGGGTCATAAATAATACGTTTTATAACAAACCGCTTTCCATAATGATTATAAAGCTCTTTTTCAAATTCAGCTCTAGCACTAGGTATATCGTTATTGGAGTTTTGGCACGTTAGGACCGCCTTATCACATTTATAAATCAAAACGACATCTTGTTTATAAATCGTTTGATCTTTTATATCATCAATAATAATGCCTGTGTTTGTCAAATTACTTAAATTAGTTTCAGACTGTATGGGCTGTTTTTCTAGTATATTTTTATCTTGTATAATATTTTTTCCTAAAATATCCGTATCTTCAGTACTATACTTTCTCATTTTTTCTTGTAAAACAATATTCCCACCCAGGTCTATTCCCAACTTATCATAAAGATGTATCCGTAACTGTTTATTTGCTAAGCTTGCAAAATTATCGTCTTTTAATGCCTCTACAATCTTAGCAGCCTTTGTCGCCCTCACCTGTGCAGAATCTGCGGCCATCGCAGGCAGCGACACCACAAGCATGGCAGCTACGACAGCTGCGCTAAGCAAGCTTTTCTTCATCCAACACGCCCCCAATTTTATTATTTTCTTCTACATAATAAGGAATTGCCTTTATCCGCTTATTAATGATGATTTGGATTCTGGCGGCGTTGAGCGCCCTGGTTCCAGCATCCGGGGAACTATCAAAGTTGCCGATTTTAGATACGGCTGCCAGGGAATAATCCTTTAATCCCGGGAGGAAACGCCTGGCATCATCCAAAATGTCGAAGCATGCATAATGGGCTTCGGCGCCGATATTTTTAAGCGCCGCATTAAGACAGCTAAAATGAAATGGCAGATTATAAGCGCCAACAACCTGGCCTTCGATTACCGGCCTGATCTGTTCCCAGATGCCTAAAAAAGTTGGATGCTTTTGGACGATTGCCAAAGTCACGCCGTTATACTTGGTGTTATAAAAATCATCATAAGGCGGCCGGCATAGATAAAACATATTATCCACAATTTTATTATTCTTAACCACAGCGTAGCCAACGGCGCAAACCGAATCCGGATATGCGTTGGCCGTATCAAAACAAATTACCGTAAAATCTTTGACCAGCCGGAACCAAAGCTTTCTGCCGGCCAGAATCTCTTTATCAACAATGGGCGGACCTTCCAAGCCTTTTTTTACAACAAAGTCCTGTCCGTTGTTAAGTTTTAGGGTATATGGGCAACGCCTGGGCGTAGGGGTATTCACAACAAAATTAACCAGGCCGACGAAAACTATTATTCCGCATAAAGCCAAGATAATATACATCATCAAGCCCCCTTTAACTTATTCACGCTACCATAGCACTCCACTTGAAATAAAACAAAAGCCGCACCACATTTTACTGTAGTACGGCTTCTTTAGGTTTAAGGATTAGGTGGGGTGACATTCCCACATCCCCTAATCAAGCCTTGCGGCTCTCCGGTGGCGGCTGCCTGTTCCGCCCTCAAATCCTTCCCTGTACTTACAGTATAAAGTATTTATAAAGTTTTGTCAAACTGGCTTAAGAGTACCAGCTGTTATAAAGTTCTGCACTCTCTTTGCATTAAGAACGTATAATGAACGTGCATAATAAATCCCGTTAGTAGATACCCTGACTGCTACCTTAACATATTCACTGTTAGTCAAAAATAATTTAACATATTCAATTGAGCTGTCTTTTCTATTTATGGCCACATAATCCGGGTTAGATAGTATATCTGTGATATAGGCTTCATATTTCAAATAATCTTCTAAATGTTTACTTTTCATATGAATTATGTTGCTCTGACCAAGATAAATAGGAGTACCAGGTGCAATAGTCAGGCCCAATGTTGTAATAACAGTTTGGGAAAACACTCCGATTTCACTAATCATATCTTTATCCTTTGTACGATACTCAGCCTACCGTCATTTACTTCACTATCTTAATCCCGGCGCAGGCCAGGCGCTGCTTTAAGCTTCTTGCCCTTTGCTATCTGGCCTCACAAAAGCATATTCGCGATCAATGGTTTCTCGTACATTAAACTTGCCGCGCTCATCCAAGGCGCGGTATTTATTTATAATGCTACGTTCCTCACTCGATAATTTTTGAAACGGCTTACTTCTATTTCCATCAATTATTAAATCTCCACTTTCCTTGATACAACCGTTATTGATGTCTTTAATCTCTGATTTACCAATAATCCACATAGGATTTATTTCAAGAACATTCGCAATCGCACTTATTACAGGAATTTTAATCTTTGCAATACTGCCATCTTCATATCTTGAAATTGTGGAAGCTGCTACATGAACCAATTCTGCCAGTTCTTTTTTATTTAAACCAGCAGCTTCTCTTATATTTGATATCCTTTTTCCAATCTCTTTATTATTAATATTCATTTCTTTGCTCCTTATAACTTGGTTAGAGTATATCACAATACTTTGCACAACGCAACAATATTTTACTTATAACTAAAAATAATTGCACTGTGCTATTGACATTAATATTTTACCGTGCTATTCTTTAGATATTAGGATTGCACAGTGCAATTAGAAAGGAGTAAACATGAATACTGCAAAAATTAAAGGCAAGATGAGGGAAAACGGTGTAACATATAAAGATATTGCATCGTCCAAAGTCTGGGATTGTGCCGTTCCTACTGTAAGTTTAAAGATTAATGGTAAGAGACCAATATACTTGGATGAAGCAAATGCATTAGCTAACCTTTTACATCTTACTACAGACGAATATTATCAATATTTTTTTGCCTCTAAAATTGCGTAGCGCAATTATTCGTGGTCAATTATAAACACCGCAGCTCCCAGCAAACGGGTCAACGGCAGAAAGGAATACGAACATGAACAGAAAAATAAATTCGCCACACTTAAGAATTTCAATAATGGCCGGCCTCATTTTAATGCTATTTGAAAAAAAGCAGTACTGCGCCTCTGAAATAGACGCAGTACTGAAAATAATTAAAAAACGTGTTGACCACTATAAAAGACTTGAACCAATAGAATTTTGGGACTCTGATGGCTCTGCCCGGGAAATTAAAGAAGCTCAAGAAGAAATTTTGAACAAATATCTTTTAACAGTTCTAAAGTAACCGGCAGCATTAAAGGAACTTTCGCTTCCAGCAAACTGGTCAGCGACAGAAAGGAATACGAACATGGACGAAATCACAAAAGCAACAGTAATGAATATTACACTGACAGATGCAAAAAATAACCCCAAGGCAGAACATCTGCTGAACTTACAAAAGTATCTTAACCACTTGGACCGCCTTGAAAATACACCTAGTAACAAGAATCAACAGCCTCTGGTTGTAAAAGATGTCCTAACTTTTTCTATCATAGATTTACTAAAAAAAGAACCAAGGCTAACTTATGCTGAAGCATATGCAGCCCTGGAACTTGCAAAAATGATTTTAAAAACAGAATCACAATTCGTTAATTTGAATTTTCAAGAAACTGCTAACAGAAAGGATACACAAACATAATGGATAGTCATGAAAAAAGTATAAGCACGAACAAAAAAGATATGAATAGCAATTTATCAATTAACCGGCTAAGGATTATTCTCAACCACAAAGAAAATATGTCCATTGAACTTGAAAACTTGTATTCCACCGATGATTACCTGATTGAGGCCTATGAAAACTTAAACAAAGCCTTTAACGACGTTATATTGGCCGAGGCTAAATCCCTAGTTGGATCGCAACAAGTTTACAAGCAACATCTTTAACAACGTCAAGGGATACCGAACCGCCCACGCTTTCCAACTTAGTTTTTGTTTTAGCCCATATTCCTGGATCCCTAACACTATCTAAGTAATCGCACCCGGCAGAGGTTAAACGGAAGATTGTGTAATTGTAATAATCTAATCCAAGTAATGCCATCTTACTAACTTCTAAATAGTTGCAATCACTTAACAAACTAACCTGATACCCAACATTACTTAAATCAGCTTCTCCAATAGCTTCGGCAATATCCGGCGTGCCGTCAAATGCAACATAACCATCAGCCTTTTCAACAGCAATTAAAATTTTTCTAATAAGTTCAAGATCTCTCTTCATTATCCGCACTTCCTTTATCGTCAATATAGTACAAAAAAATTATAATCACAAGTCCACAAATACTTATCAGAAAGGATGGAAATTATGTTAACCAGATTAAAAAAGTTTAAGGAATGGTATCTGGCACAGTTTCGTACCACCGAGGGAATAATCAAATTGACCCACATAAACATTGTTTTAATAGTGATATTTACTGCTATTAACATCATTTTGTTAGTGCTAAAAAACTAAGGATAACGCCTATAACTGTAGCGATCAATATCATGACGTTAAGCTTGTATGAATCATCTACCTTTTTATTGAGCACCTTTTCCTTTTGCAACTGGTAAAGAACATCTTTCCCGTTGTTTGTAAGGTAGAACGTATCCGCATCAGCAAAATGTACATTCCCATAATTAGGTAGGTCTGCATTAGTTTTTACGATACACCCAGGGTTGGATGCAATATCATTTACCATTGACTCAAGCTCCAGCTCTGGTAATTCCGGTATACCATCCTTAATATCCTTATAGGTATTCTTGCCGCTGGAGATTAAGAGCACAAGCTTTTCTTGATTAAACTTATTCATAAAATCACATCCTTTACTATCACTCTGATAAATGCCCAATATCTTGTTAAGCAAATTATACCACTAATCAATATGACATTTAATGACATCTTTAGTAAATGTTTTTAAGGAGGTACATCATGTTAGATCTTGATATGTATACGGCCGATCTGGCGGCAAAACTACCGGCCAATGAAAGGGCCGCTATTGCACGCATCTGGGATTGCAAACTTTGTAAACGTATTGGCGGCTGCATATATAAAGGCAAACAACAAAGAGCGCCCAGGGCTTTTAATCCGGCGGGGCTGGGTCAGTGCTCTAACCTAAATCAGTATCCGGATAAAGTCCATATCTTCAGCAAGGTTAACCAAAAGTTTTATACCCTGTTCGTCTTTACCAAAAGCAGCGGCAGCGCTGTCTATATTCACACAGAAGGACCACATCCTGATTGGCTGTACCGGCGCGGGGATAATGTTCCCACCAACCTGGATGCAGCCAAGAAAAGGCTGCGCAAATACGGCCGTGATTTACTGGTCGCTGCCAATGAGGATTTAGAGGTCACCCTTGTGTGGCCGCGTTAGGAGGCTGCCATGTTGTTTTTTGGAGAAACCGGCTTTGAGGTCTTAAAGATTGGCTTTAATGAAATTGGCCTGACCATCCTGTATACGGTTCTGCCCGAATGTAGTTATCCGGAGACCAACGAAGTTGCCAAACAGGTATTTTGGCACCAGGACTTTGCCAAAGTCTTTAATAGATTTACCTACCTTTGCATTCTTCATTTTTGCGGTATGCAGATGACACCTGAAGAATTTACCAAAAAGGTTTACGTGGACAAGATTATCTTTTTACCGGCCAATAAAAAAGGCTACGGGGTCAAGATTAAGTTTAGTTTGGAAGTTGACGGCAGCACCGAGGCCCTTGCCATGACAACTCCCAAATACTGGACTAATCCCAGGTCCTCGGACAACCGCATGACCAAAGAAGAGGTGGCCCTGATGGATGCGTTAAAGACGGAAGCTTTCTTTTACGCCTATCAGAATAAGCGGAACGTGGAACGTGACCCTGTACCGCCATTGTTTAACGAAGCCGGGGAACCGTCAGAACCGGAGCAAAAACCTTTAAAGCCGGAGCAGGTAAAAATCGTTGGAGGTGACCGCCATGGCAAGAACAGATCTTCGCCAGCAATCAATTAAGTTTTTGGGCCCGGATGGCAAGGAATTAACCAGCCTTCCGGATGCGGCCTGTGAGGCCATAGCCACCATGCTGGCGGATTATATCATTGCCAAACGGCGGCGCTCCGAGAACATTACTCCGCCTGCTGCAGTTGGCTTAGCTGGGAACGCCCGGCATTATTGATGAAGGGAGACGGCTTAGATGCGTTACTTAGCTGCTTTGTGGTTGTTATTTGATTTTATCTGGCCTTTTGTAATTGCTTTGGTCTTGTTGGCCTTGATTGAATCTTTGCTGGCCTGGGCCATTTGGGTTTTAAGTTTGTAGAGAGGTGGAATTATGCGGTTAACAATGGATGTGCGTGACTGCAAAAAATTTACGGATGGGCGGCGCTTGTTTTATATCGGCCAGGACCCTGATTGCTACAAACCTGCAGACAAAAACTTTATTGTGTTGTGCCAGGACCTTGGCCGCCCGGAAACAGAAGCTGTTTACAAAGGATTTGGCAACCAGCCTGGCACCGTACTTAGTGCTTACGCCAGCACTCTGCTCTGGTATGTCCACGTCCACAACTTGCAAGAATATAAGGAGGAAAACGTATGCAATTAATCTATGTCGCCCACCCTTATGGCGGCCGCAGGGATAATTTTAACGCTTGTCATGAAAACATAGATAAGCTGCAGCAATTATTCCCTGGGGTCACCTTTGTGGCGGGAGTAACCAGCATTGGCGGCAATTATGATGAGACTCCGTACCGGGTTGGTATGGCCCACTGCCTGGAGCTGCTCAGCCGTTGCGATGCCATCATCATGACCGGGGCTTACATGTCCAGCGTTGGCTGCCAGGCTGAGGAAGCTTTTGCAGAATGGCGCGGCATCAAGATTTATGAGAACACAGCCATTTTTATTGAGGCAATGAAAGGAGCAAACCATGAGTGACAATCTGGATCAGGTAATCAAAAAGTTACAGGACGAAACTAATAAAAATTTGGAGGACCCTTTTATTACGATGGCCGGTGAATTCTTAATGGATTCAGTACAGAAGCATCCGGAAATTGCATCCTTTATTTTAATGGACAAGAAAACCATCCAGGGCGCATTTAACGAAATGCGTGACAGGGCACAAAAACAGTCCATAGAAAAAAAGCACAAGGGTTATGGCATGTTTTCGCTTCCGGACGGGTTAAAAATTGTGCTTGAGTATTATGAAATTCCGGCAGCGATTCAGGACCTGGCTATTAATGAATTTTTAATGGAGGGATACCGGCGCATGTCTGGCGGCGCTAATCCTGTACCTACACCGGCGGCGTTCCAGCCTGTACCTGCTTCCGGGGCAAAGTCCGGCATAGATTTAAGTTTAGCAGATTTGTTTTAGGAGGCGCCGTGATGGGCAAACAAGAGAGATTAAGCCGGGAAGAATTTATGAAATACTTTCCGGAGATTCCTAAGAAAGATAAAAAGTTCCAGGATTTTGTAAGCAAGATGATCACTGATTGGCATGGAGATTATTTAATCAGGACTAACAAAGAAGCCCGTTCCTCTTTGTACTGTACGCACTGCGGTGCTCATTTATGTATCACGAACAAGACCCCCAGGCACAATAAAAATCTGGATTGTCCGGAATGCGGCCACACCGCAACTGTTGAAGATGCATGGAGAGTTAAAGACATAAACAGGCACTGCACCTGGAAGGGCGTTGTTAATTATTACCAAAAATCTCCTTTGGACCCTAAATGCGTCACCTGTCAGGGAATTGAGGTTATCCGGGATTTTAGCAAAAAAGGTAATTCCAGATTGAAGTACCGGACAATTGGCTGGTACCTGTTTCGCCCGGGCTATGTACCCCAACAATTTGAAAGGCACACCTATTGGCATTGGGATGGCAACAAATATAAAACCATAGAAGAATTACGGGAAAAGCGAAAAATTAACGATGTATTCAGGTACAATTATAATTCTAACTTTTACGACTTCCATTTAGCTACTATGAATTCCAGTTTCCTGAAAGCGATTAAATGCACCTATCTAGAGTACTGTGCTGCCAACAAATTAGATTTGGATTTTACAAATCATCGCGGTGATAAGGCTCTACTGCTCATGTATCTGGACTGGTATCAAAAAAAGCCCTGGCTGGAGATGGTTGCCAAACTTGGATTAGGTGCTCTAATAAACCATCGCCTACTTTATAGTGAAAACGGGAAGGACCTAGGAATAATTAACTGGCGTGCCAACAAACCCGCTACCGCAATTCAAGGCTGCTTGACCAAAAGTGATATTAAATTTCTCTCAAAGAGAAAGCCGCTTGATTTTGAAACTTTAGGAAAATTTGCCGCGGCCCGTAAAAATAAACCTGACATTCTGTCCTCAGAGCTAATTTATAGTATTATCACCAACATCAATATTCATAAATGGGATCAGATGACCATGCTGCAGGCGGCGGCCAGCTACGGGATAACTTACGAAAAGATTATGCACTATGTTCCACGGATGGGCCTGACTGATTTAATCCGCGACCCGTCTGACATAATCAGTTTGTATGTTGACTGGATTAACCTGGCTGAACGTTCCGGCGTCAATCTGCATGATAAAGCCAACCTATGGCCGCGCAATCTGCGCCAGCGGCAAACTAATTTAAAGGTAACCGGTGAAATTAAACGCCAAAGTTACCTGCAAAATAAGCTTGAGAAAACCCTGCCCACTCGGAACAAGACCTATGTTTATACAGAAGGCTCTTACGTTATCCGTCCTATCCAAAGCATTAAGGAAATTATTATGGAAGGAGAACTTTTACACCATTGCGTGAGCATGTATGCTGACCGGTATGCCGCCGGGACCACGGATATTTTAGTGTTGCGGCATAAAGAGTCTTTGGAAAAACCTTACGTAACCATGGAAGTCCACCGAATTAAAACCAAGAAGCAAAAATCCAAGTTTGAACTGCGTCAGTGCTATGCAGATCACGACCAGCTCCCGCCAGAAGAGGTTAAAACATTCGTTGATAACTACATAAAAAAGTTGAATGAAGGAAATTTAAGGAGGCAAGCATCATGACAGTAAGCATTATTAGTGAAAAAGGCCTTGCAAAAAATACTGTTCCGGAAAAAGGAAACACCACAGCCGCAGGACCCGCAGCTGCAGCCCAGGATGTTGTTGTTTCAGAAAAAGACAAATTAGAAAATGAAACACCTGCCACCCTGGCGGCCGAGATTAACCAGATTACGAACCAGACCCGCCGGTTTGTCTTGGACGCCGTTATCGAGATTGGCCGGCGGCTTTGCGCGGCGAAAGCTATGTTGCCTCATGGACAGTGGGAAACTTGGCTGAAAGACAGTATCGATTACAGCCTAAATTCTGCGCAAAATTATATGCGGCTTTACAAGCAATACGGAGATCCACAAGGGGGCCTGTGGGGCGCCAGGGTTGCTAATCCCATCATCGGTCAGCTGGAATATACCAAGGCCCTGGCACTGCTATCTTTGCCGGCAGAAGACAGGGAAGAGTTTGCCCATAAAATTATCAATGATAACCTTTCTAACCGGGAACTGGCGGCGGCCATCGCTGATAAAAAGGCTGCAGATGAGGCACGTCTGAGGGCCGAAGCTGAGGCCAAAGCAGCCCGGAAACGTTGGGAGCAGGAAGAAAAACTCCGTAAGGAAAATGATAAGGCCTCTGCTAAGCTTGATGTAAAAATCATGAAGCTGGAGGAAAAATTAAAAAAGGCCCAGATCAATGCCACAAGTGAAAAAACCATTAACGATTTAAAAGCCGCACTTGACCAAAGTAAAGCAGCGGCCAATTCTATGGCAGCAGAATATGAAAAGGAACTGTCCAAGCTGAAAGCAGAAAATGCAGCTAAGCCAATTGATACGACTGTCGTTGATTCTGACCAGGTTTTGATCAACCATTTTGAAGCCTATTTTGAAAGTGCCAAGACCAACTTTAACGGCCTGCTTGCATCCGTCAATGGCATGCAGGATGACAATAACCGCAAAAAATATGCCGGCGCCCTGCGCAAATTTTTAAACGTACTCCAAAGCCGGTTGGAACAAAATAATTTAAAGCCTAACTGATTGTTTTTTGCAGACTCCAGAGCGCTCGTACCGGGCGCTTTGGAGCTTGATTAAAATATTATCTTAACGACCATTTTAAGGAGACGCTCCAAATGCCTTATTATGAACTAAAGTTTTTGTGTCTAAATGTTTTAGAAGTTGAAAAACGATTTACATGGCAATACAAAGGTAAACGCACTTCCCGCGCACCTAAATGTGCAAAAACTTCTGCAGCAGTACAAAACCATAATGAGCGTCTGGCGGAAAATAATTTGCGTCGAAAAATCAACACTAATTTTATTCCTGGGGATTATAGTCTGGTTTTGGATTACCAATTAGGCAACCAACCCGGCAGCGCCAATGAAGTTACCAAAATTATGAGTAATTTTTTTCGGCGCTTAAAAAGAGCTCTGCTTAAGCTCGGCCAAAAGATCAAATATATTTATACTACCGAAACTGGCGAACGTGGAACCCATATTCATCATCACATTATCATGAACAAGATAGACCCAGCTATCTTGTCTAAATGTTGGCCCTTTGGCCGGGTCCATATCAGTATCCTGGACCGGTCCGGTAATTACGAAAAACTGGCGCATTACATAATCAAAGAAACGCGGCGACACTTCCGGAACCCAGAGCAGCGGTTTTCAAGCAAGCGCTGGAATGAATCCAAGAACTTAGAACAGCCCAAGGTATATTACAGACACATCAAAGCTGATTCCTGGAAAGAGGAACCAAAGCCATTAAAAGGCTGGTACATCAGCAAGCCGCCCGTGACCGGCGTTAATCCAATCACTGGTTATGCCTATCAGTTTTATACCATGCAAAAGATAGTAGACAGAGTTTTCCCTGATTATGAGGAGGTGCAAATTAATGCTAAACCTACGCGACAACGCGCCCATACTCGAAGTCCAGTTACCCGTCGCCCCCACCGTAAACCACATGTACTACCACGCGGCCAAGAGCGGCAGTTATCACTCTGGCCTGACTGGAAAGGCTAAGGCCTGGTTTGAAGCAGCACAGTGGGTTGTCAAGCAAGCCGTACGCATCCAGGAATGGCCCTATGCCGGAGGCAAAGACAAAATTGTAGTTGAATTCTGGGACCGCTGGCCGGATGACGGCCATAAACATGACATGCATAACCAACACAAAATTGTCATGGATATGCTGGAAGGCATAGTCTATAACGATGATCAGTATGCTCTGGCCCGGGATATGGATTTTGATACCGCTCCTTCCAAATCCAAAAGCGCCAGCTGGCTTAAGCTGCGTATTTATTATTTGGGAGACGAGGTAGAACCATGAGTGACAAGTCCGACAGGATTTATGCCTCCATTTACAATCTTCATGATTATCGTTCCCTGCTCAAATGCCAAAAAGATTTAATTGGTATCGTGGCGGATTACAAAGCCGGCCGCCACAACGCTGGTGGCTGGCCTAACAAGGACATGAGTCCCAGGCTGCTATCCGTCAGCAAGCAGCTTGAATCACTAAAGACCGTCATAGACAGAACCTTGCCTCAGTTGGATACTCAGGAAGCCGAAATAGTTTCTCTTTACTTTGTATCCGGGTTTACCTGGCGCCAGACGGCAGCCTACATGCATGTGCATGAGCAAACCGTTTACGGCATCTACCGGCGACTTAAAGAAAGCCTGGCTAAACTAACCAAAGATTATAGTAAATTATAGTTAAATATAGTTCTTTATACTATCATATTAGAACTGTTTTGCGTAAACTGATTATAGAGGCTCACCGCAGTGAGTCCTCCTTAACGATGCCGGGAGCCAGCCCGGCGTTGGTAGCTAGCGGTACTCTTGCCGCTTACTATACACCGGCCCATCACCGGAACCCCCAAGCAGCAAGCAGGCCGCGTACCTTTCCGCGGTAAGCGCCGGTCATACGCAGCCGGCGCTCTTGCTATATATGGGCAAGGAGATTGCATGTTAACTAAGATTTGTCCGCAGTGCGGCCGCAGGCTTAAGCTTAATGCCGAATGCCCTTGTCATGTCAACCGGCATCATATTTATGATGCTGCTCGCCGCGACAGCAAGGCTGCCGCATTTTATCACGATAAGCAATGGCATCTGCTTACACAAAGTTGTGGCAGGCGGGCAAGCTGGATAGACCAATATGCTTATGCAGTCCACCACCGCTTGGACCACGGCACGCTCAGTCATCACATCTTAACCATCCATGACCGCCCTGATCTGCGGTATAGTTTGGAAAATTTGCTTTATGTTTCCGCAAAAAGTCATGCCGAAATCCATAAAATTTATGACAGCAGCCCAGATGCAAAAGCAAAGCTTCAAGAACGCTTGAAGCAGATAAAAAGGGGCTGGCGGGGGTAGTCAAAAAAGTTTTTACCAAGGAAAAATAAGACCCCGCTCCCTCCTAAATTCCGGGAAATTGCCAGAAATCCCAAAAAAATATTTTGGCACTTTTTTCAAATCAAACAGGTGATAAAAATGGGAAGAAACCGCAAAATAATTGATATCAGCACAGGCAAAGTTGGCAAACAAGCCCGCAGCGACCGTGCCGAGGCCGAACAAAAGCTCAAGGTCGGCCGCGACCAGCTAACTGCGCCGGAGTGGCTTGACGATATTGCGCGTGCTGAATTTGACCGCGTGGTCCGGGAAGCCGGCAGCATTAACCTGCTGGATAATTTGGACCTGGGCTTTTTGGCCATCTATGCCAATGCCTGGAGCGGCTACTCCCGCATGGTGCAATACATCCAGGAGCACAGCGAGATTGCCAGCCGTGAAAGCGCCAAGGATACTTACGATGTGCTGAGCCCGTACATGCGGGCCGAAGAAAAGTATATTGCGCAAATTATGCAGTGCAGTAGTAAGTTAGGCTTGTCCACCAGTGACCGTCTTAAACTGGTAGTTCCGGTTAAACATGAGGACAAGATTAACAAATACCTTAAGTATTTAGAAAAGGCCTAAAATGCGGCAGGCACATGACCGTACCACAGTCTACGCCAAGCTTATTTGCTCCGGGCTTAAAGTTCCTTTCGGCGAGTCTGAATACCTGGCCTGCAAACGCCACCTTGACGACATGACCCGCAAAGATTTTGCCTATATTTTTGATGCGGCCGAGGCCGAAAGGCATATTGATTTTGCCGAAGAATTAACCCTGGGCGAAGGCACCAAGCCACAGAAACTTGTCTTAGATGGCTGGCAGGCTTTCATCGTTGGCTGCATTTTTGGCTGGCGGGTCAAATATTCCAAGGAACGCCGCTTTCGCGAGGCGTATATCCAGGTTGGCCGTCAGAACGGCAAGGACATGTTGGCCGGATCCTTTGCCAACGACTTTGCTACTCTGAGCGGGTACCAGTACGGACTGATCTGCTGCACGGCCACCAAACAAGACCAGGCCAAAATTGCCTGGAAAGAACTGCTGAAATTCATCCGTTCCGACAAGGACCTGGAGAAACTGTATAAGGTCCAGGAGTCGGACGTTATCATTACCAGCCTGGTTACGGGAACTGAAATTAAGGCCATTGGCCGGGATACCAAAAGTGCCGACGGCTTCCGCCCCATCCTGGCAATCATTGACGAATATCACGCGCACCGTACTAACCAGATGTACAACCTGATGCATGACGGGCAGATCAATGTCACCAACGCCCTAACCCTGGTAATTACCACTGCAGGCTTTAATCTTAACGGTCCCTGCTACAAACTTTATAAACTCTGCAAGCGAATTCTAACCGGCGCCGTCAAAAAAGAGACACAGTTTGTATTTATCGCCGAGATGGATGAAAAGGATGACATCTGGGACCAGCACAACTGGGCTAAAGCCAATCCTCACTACCTTTGGAACCAGGACAACAGCATCAATACCTATATGCTGGCCCGTCTGGCGCAAAGCGCCATTACCGCCCGGGAAATAGGCGGCGAAGATTTAGTAAACTTTAAGACCAAGCATCTGAATACCTGGGTTAAGTATAGCAACGGCAGGCTGCTGGATATAGGAGCCTGGGAACGCTGCGGTACCAGCTGGACCCTGGACCAGATTATCACCAGGCTGGGTGTGCGCCAGTGCTATCTCGGCATCGACTTATCCCAGGGCGGCGATTTAACCAGTATTGTACTGGAATTCCCGCTAGTTTCTGCTAATTTTAGTGATGATATCCGGGAAAAATGGTGTGGCCCTGACAGTGTTTTTGGGGATGGCTTACCCAAAATTTACGTTTGGAGCCATAGTTATATGCCGGAATTAGCCCTTCCAGCTCACGAACAAAGCGACCTAGCGCCCTACAGAGCCTGGGTCAATCAAAAACTTTTGACCGCAACCAGCGGCATGTACGGTGTTAAAACAGATTATGATCTCATCTTTACAGAGCTAAAGGAACTTAAAGATAAATACGAACTTGAATTTATCGGGGTCGGGTATGATCCGGCCAATGCCAGCGCCTTTTTAAGCAAGCTTGAAGAATTAGCCGGCGGCGCGGACATCACCAGCATCACCCAGAGCGCTAAAAACCTGAATGATGCCACCTGCGATATCGTTCTTTCCGTCAAAGCCCAGGAAATCTTCTATGACCAGGCCAACGAGCTGTTAACATGGTCCGCCGTTAACGCCATGACCGTTAAAAATGGTTATGCAGAGATAAAGATAGACAAAAATGCTTATGAAGAACGTATTGACCCCATCTGTGCTATGGTTGACGCCCATAAATTGTACTTTATGAACAAAGAACCAGACGAAGAAAAAGCCGATGATGACGCATACGACACCTTTAGCGACATCATTAACGGACTAAAAAAGGAGTAGCACCATGAATTTTGTGGACAAATTAATCCTGAAACGTGCCGAAAAGCTGCAAAATATCGACTCCGGCACCGTAAGTTTAAGTAATATTAACTCCTTTTTGCAGGGTTTACGCGGGCAATACGGCAGTGATTTGGGCGAAATCACCTATTTTATCTGCTTAAAAATGCTTTCGGAAGCCCTGGGCAAACTTCCGCTGCACCTGGTAGATGCTGATAAAAGGATTGTTCCGGCCGGACCTAACTATGATTCCTTTTGGGCCCTGCAGGTAGAACCCAACCCGGTACAAACTCCCATCCAGTTTTGGACTTATCTGGAATTATGCCGAAATCATTGGGGCAACGGCTACGCCTACATTGATCGTGACAGTGGCGGCAAAGTAAGACAGCTTTTGCCGCTGCATCCGCGCCAGATAAGCATCTATGTTAATAACACCGGTCAGAATTTCTCGCAGCCATTCATGTACCGGTACCAGTCGTCCAAAAGCGGTAACGAATACTGGCTTCGTCCTGATCAGTTGCTGCACGTAAAAAGCTGGATTTGTACCGATGACGGCCTGGCCGGGAAACCGGTCCATGAAATTATTGCCGACTACATGACCGGCAATAAAGCCAGTACCCAAGTTCTGAACGACCTATATAAAAACGGTTTAACAGCTAATTCCGTGGTCAACTACATCGGTGATTTAAGCGAAACCAAGAAAAAGAAAATCATTGAGCAGATGCAGACCATCGCCAACACCAAAGGTGGCCGGGTTATTCCCCTTCCCTATGATTGGAAGCTGCAGCCGTTAGATCTGAAACTAGTGGACAGCCAATTTTACGAGCTCAAAAAATATTCCAGCCTTCAGGTGGCGGCTGCCTTCGGCATCAAACCCAATGACCTCAACGACTATAGTAAATCCAGTTATGCCAACAGCACGGCCCAGAACCTTAGTTTTTATGTAAGCACGCTGCTCTATAACATCTCATTGTATGAGCAGGAACTCAAACGTAGGTTACTGCGGGAAGATTTGGTCTTGAACAATTACGAATTTAAGTTTAATGTCAACGTAATTTTACGGGCTGACCCGGTACAGCAATCCCAGATTATCAGCAATTATGTAAAATCCGCCGTGTACAAGATTGACGAAGGACGCCGTATGGCCGGGGCACCGCCGCTGGAACATGGCAATGGTAATGTTGTACTGGTACCTAGCGGCTTCGCAACACTGGATAGTTTTTTAAATAACGATAAAGCCGGTGATATTGCTCCCGGTATTTTCCCCAAAGGAGGTAATCCCAATGGTTCTACCAGCTAAACTGCTCCATGCCATTAATATTCGCAACATCACCCAGACCGCCGCTGAAATCTATATTACCGGTGAAATTATTGATGATGCGTACAAAGGCTGGGGTCTTAAAGATGGTTATGTTTTTCCTGCCGACGTGAAAGAGGCTCTGGATTCCCTGCAGGATAAGGATTTAACCATCCACATCAACAGCTGCGGCGGCGATGTCATGGCCGGAATCGCCATCGCTAACATGGTCAAACGGCATAAGTGCAATACCACGGCCGTTGTAGATGCCTATGCAGCCAGCATTGCCACCCAGATTTTCTTCAGTGCTAAGACTCGGCAGATGCCAAAAAACACTTACATCGTCATTCACAAGCCGATGTCCGAGGTCAGTGGCAATGCCAACGACATGTTGGCCGAGGTCAAGATCCTGGACACTATCCAGGAAGGGATTGAAACCATTTACAATGACTGCGCCCAGAAAGGCGTGGACAGCAAAACTATCCACAAGATGGTCAATGCCGATAATGGCCGTGGCACCTGGCTGACAGGTGAACAAGCTGCGGAGTATTTTAAGGTAGACGTCTTAGACGCAGTCAATGCCGTCAATGCCGCCGACCAAGGTTTTATGAATTTTCAAAATGCACCAAAAGACATTCATTACCAGCAGCCGGGCGAACCGCCCGCTGAAAATAAAGCTGACGTTTTGGCCAAGCGGGCTAAAATCGCAACGGCACTGGCATTAACTGAGGAGGTTTTAAAAGATGAATAAGGTCGCAGAATTAACTCTCAAAATTACCAACCTGAAAAACGAAATCCATACCCTGGAAACCAAGGATGATCCGGAAGCAACTGCCCAGGCGGTCAAAAAAGCCGCTGACCTGAAAGATTTGGTTAACGACTATAAGATTGCCAAGGCCATGGAAGATGCCGAGATGGCTACTTTTGCCGCTGGCGCTGAACGCATCCACGGTGGCTTAGTTCAGACCGGTAAAGAGAAAGCCGTAAATCGCATCTTTAACAAGATCTTGTTTGGCGCACACAACGGGTGGAACCTTACGGACTCCGAAAAAGCAGATTTCAAAAATGAAATCACCGGCATTCGGGAAGACGATAACGGCAAGGGCGGCTACCTGGTTCCGAAAGAACAGTTTAACACCATTGAAGAATTCCGTCGTGAGTATGTGCAGCTGCGTGATATTGTCAATGTGGTCCCGGTTAAGAGCAAGACGGGTACGATGCCCAATATCGGCCAGGAAAATGGCACGCTGACCAAATTTACCAACCTGACGGAAATTCCCAAATCCGACCTGGATTTTGGCCAGATGGATTACAACATTGATGATTACGGCGACATTATCCCGGTAGCTCTGAGCTTCCTTGAAGATGTGGATACCGATATCACCAGCCTTGTGGGCCAGCGCTTTGCAAAAAAGGCTGTCAACACCGAGAACAACGATATCCTGACCAACATCAAAGGCGCTACCGCCGTAGATGCCACCAGCTACAAAGATATCATCAAGTGCCTGAACAAGACCTTGGATTCCGCCATCAGCGCTAATTCTATCATCCTGACCAGCGCCAGCGGTTACGATTATCTGGACGAACTGGAAGACAAAAATGGTCGTCCGTTGTTAAAAGAATCCCTGGCCGACCCCACGATGCCTATTTTTAAGGGCCGTCAGGTAATGCATGTTAGCGACACCCTGGCAGCCAAGATGCTTCCGACCGGCAAAGAAGCCGCTATGCCTTTTGCTGTAGGCAGCTTTAAGGATGCCATCCGCTTGTTCATGCGCCGTGGCTATTACATCAGCATCAGTACTGAGGCAGGTTTTACCATGGATGCAGTTTATCTGAAGGTTAAGGAACGCTACCAGGTTAAAACTTTTGATGCAGATGCTATGCGGTTGCTGTGCATGACCCTGGCTTAATCATGGCCGTAGATCTGGAGTCTGCAAAACTGTATCTGCATATCGCTGATACCACCGAAGATGCGTTGATTACGAATTTAATCAGCGTGTCTGAGGCCTATTTGCGAGGCGCCGTTGATGATTACGATAAAAAATATGCTGCCGGCAAAGACTTTGCCACCAAGGCTGACATGGCAGCCAAGTTTATTATCGCCGACATGTTTGACAACCGGGACCAGGCCGGCGGCTCAGCCCGGAAAGAATGGGGCTATACCGTCCGCAGCCTGATCACTCAGTTGCAACTGGAGGAGGTTGCTCCCGATGGCACAATCTCTTAACAGTACGTCCCGTTCCTGCAAAATCGCAATTTTACAAAAGATTGTGACCGGGACTGATAACGGCAACGGAACCAAGTATGCTTTTATAGCAATGGATTGCCGGCCCTGGGTCCACAAGCTAGAACCTCAGGTAACGGTAACATCCATTAACGGCTGTGGCAGCGGCATCATCATCACGCAACGTTATCAGTTGCCGCCGGGAATTAATGTTAAACGCGGCGACAGAATAGTTGATGCCGGTACTGTTTACGATGTCAATTATATCGATACCAAAAGCCGCCATGAAATAATCGTCATGTGTACAGAGGCCACGCCATGAGTCGCATCATCATAAAAAACAACCTTGGAACCGAGCTTGATAAGGCCCTGCGAGATATTAACCGGTATGAGGCTACAGCTCAGACCGGTTTACGCAAGGCTATCCGTACCGGTACCGAGCGGGTTTTTCAGAATGCGGTCAATGGCGCTAATATCGGACCTACCGGTAACTTACGCAGGGGCATTAAGATGCATTACGATTCCGCCAAAAATTACGGCGAAGTTAAAAGCACGGCGCCTCACGGGCACCTATACGAATACGGCACCGCGCCGCGCATCGTACTGCCACTGAGGGCCAAGGCCCTGCTTTTACCTGACGGGCGGTTTGTGCGGGGCGTAATCCAGGCTGGCAGGATGCCCGCCCGGCCCTTCATGGGTCCGGCCATCATCCGTGAACGGCCAAAAATTCAAAGTGACTGCAGGGAGGCGATAACCCATGTCGGCGGCAATAGTTAAACGTGTACCGTTGATTAGTTTGCGGCAGGCTGTCTTTAGCAAACTAAAAATCGGGCAAAATCATGCTGTCTATGGCGGCGTGGACAACGACACACCGGCTCCCTACATCGTTTTGGGCCAGGCTGTCTTTAAACCGGACGGTGCCAAGTCCATGAACTTGTGGAGTATCACCCTGGATGTGGACTGCTATGTTGACCACAACGATTTAGCCACTCTTAATGAAATGCTGGACGATGTAAGCACGCTGCTCAGCGTTGGTTATCCACAGATGGTAGTTGCCGATTTTCAAATCATCAAATGCGAGATCGATACTATTCAAACTTTCCCCGATGGTGCCGGTGGGCATCACGGCGTAGTTGTAGCTTTATTTAGCCTGGGTGCTAAACCCAAGGAGGTATAAACATGTTAACAGATGCTGAATTAAAAACATTGCCTGATAATCCTGATACCGGTATTGCCGAAGCCGGTAAAGATACCCTGCTGTATGTTAATGCCGGTACCACGGCAGCGGCAAAATTCGTACTGGTAGGCGGCCAGCGTAATTCTCCCCTCAATATGGCCGCCGACAGTATTGATGGCAGCCATAAAAACAGTGGCGGCTGGAAAACCAACCTGCAGGGCCTGAAAAACTGGTCCATGGAACATGACGGATTGCTAATTATGAGCGATGAAGGACGTCAGGTCATGGAATACTGCTACCGTAACAGCAAGCAGGTTAATATTAAGCTCGTTTATAAAAATGGTTCCTTCCGTACCGGCTGGGCTAACATCACCAAATTTGATGAGGACAACAGCCATACCGGCGTCCAGACCGTAAAGATTACCCTGGAAGGCGTTGGCCCTATCAGTGATATTACAGCTACCGGTGCTTAAAATTTTAGCAGAAAGGAATACTTAAAATGCAAAAGTCAATCACCATCAAGTATAAAGGGCAAGAGCTTGTCCTTAAGTTTAACTTACGTAACATGATTGCCCTGGAACGCGATGTAAAACGCAGCGTTACCGATGTGGTAGAAGAGGCCGTGGCTAAACAAAATACCGCCATGATTAATATTGATTTTCTGGTAGCGGCATTAGTACACGGCATCCAAAACCTAAAGGTGACGGATGACATCGCCTTGGATATTATCCAGGATTATTGCGATTATGGCGGCACCTTATATCTGCTTCAGAATGATATCCTGGCCGCCCTGCTTTTGACCGGGCTTTTTACCAAGGGCGTTCAAACGCCCACGGCCCAGCCGCAGGAGACAGTACCGGCCGCACAGGAAGCGCAACAGGCGGCCATAAAAGGGTAAAATCTGCAACGGAATGGGCGGAAATTTCGGAGCCCGTGGCATATGCCCTCGGGCTCCAACCTGCCACCTATTTAGACATTCAGCCCCGTGAATTATACGCCATGCTTGAAGGTTATCAGTCCTTGCAAAAAGCCAAGGACTGGCGGCGATGCATACTTGTAACTTACCAAATGTCCCCGCTTTTAACCAAGCCAATTGATGCCAGGGATATTTTTCAACGGCTTTGGCCAACAGATCCTGATATTGCCGCTGCAACAGCAGCCGCAGATTTAGAAGTTATTAGACATGAGTTTAAGAAGGTATTAGCACATGAGCACAATTAGCGAAATGTTAATCAAGATTGGCGCCGACAGCACCGATTTTAAAAAAGGATTAGATGATGCCCAACAATCTTTGCTGAAGACCTTTGACATTAATCCTGTTACTTCCTTTACCCATGCCCTAACAGGTACGTCAAGCACCATAGGTTCGCTGATTGTCAAGTTCGGCGGGCTGGCAGCTTTGGCCTCCGGTGGTTTTGGGCTTAAATCACTTATCAGCGGGGCAGTCCAGGCCGGAGAAGGCATTTATCAGTTGCAAAACCGTTTTAAAATTACCACGGCGGCGGCATCAGAGATGAGCCGTATCCTGACCATGACCGGCAGCGATGTTGACACCGCAGGCGCTGCCATCATGCGTCTGGATAAGAATTTGCAAAGCGGTTCCAAGGAAGGCGCCAAAGCGGCCGCAATTTTAAAAGAGTGCGGTGTATCGTTAACAGACGGCAGCGGCAGCCTGCTGCCTCTTAACGAGCAACTAAAGCAATTAGCCGCCGGTTTCCAAAAAGCCAATGCGGCCGGAGCATCCCAAGAATTCATTATGGGGACTCTGGGAGTCCGGGGCCTTACTTTAACAAAAACCCTGCAAAATTACAATGAGGCAGCCACGGCTGCCGCCAGGGTTAAGGGCATCGGCCTAGATCCAGATGAGATGCACAAAGTAGCCATTGAAATGCAAGTGGTAGAAATGCAGGCCAACCAGTTGAAAAATGCCGGCGGCGCTGCCCTTGTCCCTCTGGCTCAAGATATATTTCCGCCTATTATTAGTGGATTAACCAGCACTGCCCGGTGGTTACAAACCAACCGGGATTTAGTGCGTGATGTAACCAAAACCAGCGTAGAGTTCTTAGCCGTTTACAAAGGAGTGCAAGCCGCCAATGCGGCAATAACCATGGCTGGCAATCTTAAGAATGCTATATCAGGTATCAGTAGCACTGCTACTGATATCGTACTCACTGCCAGCCAGGAAAAATCTATCCTTAAACGTGAGCGTATGATAGAGGCCGAAGCGCAAAAAGAAATCAATGCTTATCGCCGGTCTGCCGAATATAAAGCCCTGACCGAAGACCAAAAGACAGCGGCCGTGACCAACTTCTGTGTACAGGCCGAGATCCGTACGGCAGAAATGGCCGCCAAAGAACGAGCTGCCATGACCGCAGCTTTTGCCGAAATTAACGCCGGCGCAGCCAGCTCTACTTCTGCCGTGACCGCGGCTAATACGGCGGCTGCTGAAAGCGCTAATATCAGCACAGCAGCTAATATCCGTGTGGCCGAAAGCGAAACGGCTAAAGGAATAGCTGCTACCGGTGCCGGAGAAAAAGCCGTGGTTGCCAATACTTCTGCCGCACGTAGTTCTAACATGGTTGCCGTCAGCAATGTCCGGGTCGGCACCACGGCTACAGCAGCAGGGGTAAGTACTGTTACTGCTATGGCCAAAGGTACTACAGCAGTTGGCACCATGGGCAAAGCCGTCCTGGCCCTTATGGGTGGATGGCTGGGTGTGGCGGCGGCGATTGGCTATGCCGCCTACAAATTTGCTGAATACAAGGGCGAAAAGATTGATGCCCAGCGTAATAATACCTACACCGTGAACGGCCAGGATTATCAAGAGAAAAATGGCTATTTTTACAAAATGAAAGATTTGGATACCGAGGATGAACTACATTTTACCGGTATCCGTGAAACTGAAGAAACACCGGTTGCCCAGGACAGTGAATTAAGGGACCAGCTTAATAGCCAATGGTTCGACCGCCATAAGAATGACGACGATTATGTGCAGAAACTCCAAAAGGAGCAGATGGACAGTCAGATGAAAGCCCTTAATGACCAGATGGCGGCCAATCTGCGTGACATCACCAACAATACCGGTAAAGCTGCCCGGGCCACCAAAGACCTAGAAAAGCTTTATACCGTTGAAGTACCCCTCGGCCAAGAAGTATTAGACCAGGCCCGCAAGCGGATCAACACCCCTTACGAACTCGGCGGTGCCGGTGATGATTTGGGCAATATTAGTACCGATTGTGGCAAGCTGGTTTTGGACAGCTTTAAGGCGGCTGGTATCCAATTTACCAGCAGGGTTGTACCTGACATGATCATGGAAGCCGGCAGTGCCTACCATTCTGCTGCCAGTGGTTACATTCCCCAGACCGGTGATGCTGCTATTGTTAATAATGGCAACCACATTGTCCTGGTTAATGGCCAAGGCGGCTATGTAGGTGCGAATACCAACGGAGGCGTACAGGAATACGCCTCCCTGCAGCATGATTTTGGTCAGCCCAGCGGGTATATCAGCATTGCAGAATTAACCGGTGGCAAAACCATTACCAAGCAGATTACGGCTGATGGCAAGGCTGCCAATGAAGCGCTTGTACAGCTGAACAAACTCAAAACTGATTACGTAAATTTGCAGGCATCTTTAAATGATGAGCTGAATAAAAACTCCAGTGAATACGTTTATGGCATGGACCAGGCCGAACGCCAGATTGCCAACCACAGCCAGCAAATTAACAAGCTTGCAACTAGCGGTTTCAATGTGACTTCTCTCAAAACAGAGCTCAAAGAATACGCAGCTATCCTAAAAGAACAGGTCGGTGATAAATGGACCCAGGCCTGGGACAATATGCGCAGCGAGACCAAACGTATCCTGGGCAATGTCCAGGATGATTATGTTGCCGTGGCCGAAGCTGAATACCAAGCTACCATAACCAAACTGGATGCCGAGCGAAAAGAAAAATTGAAAGCCGTTGCCCTGTACAAAGATGATATGAACGCCCAGCTTGAGGTTGATAAATGGTATAACGCCAACGCTTTAGCGGCGGCGCAGGCCAAAGAAGACGCTATCCGCGAGGCTCACAATAAGACCATCAATGCCATGGCCGACCGTGGCGATTTTGCTGGCGTAAAAAAAGAACTTAGCGCCAACCCGGAAGCCCGGCAGCAGGACCTAAATTTGGAAGGCAACAAAGCTTTGGCCAAAGAGTACGTTGATTTATGGGACCGTGCCCACCAGAGCATTCAGCAGGATATTGCCAGTGCCAGTCACACCTTGTACAGCAGCCTTGCCGATGACCTGACCCAGTTTGCCGAAGGTACAAAAAGTGGTTTGGATTTAATTAAGGATTTTGCCAAACAAGTAATCCAGGTCTTCATTGAACTTGCCGCTCAACGTGTTGCTGCCGGAATTATGGGAACAGCCATGGGTGGCATGGGCGGTGGCGGTACCGGAATGGGTATGAGCATGGGAATGAGCAGCGGCTTTGGTGGCGGTACTGGTGGTATGAGCAGCAGCGGCCTTGATGGCGGTGTTGTTGGCGTAGCGCTTTCGGCCATGGGAATTAAGTGGGGAGCCTTTGCTGATGGCGGTATTGCCACGGCACCAACGCTCGCACTGATTGGCGAAGCCGGCCACAATGAAGCTGTTATTCCCCTGACTGACCGTAATTTATCCGCCCTGGGTAGCGGCAGTAACCGAAACGGCGCCGCCCCTGTCTACAATTATTTTCAGGTTAAAGATGCCAACACTTTCAAAGCCAGCCAAGCGCAAATTTGCGCCGCTCTGGCAGGCGCCGTATCCAGAGGGAGGCGTGGCGTATGACAACCGGCAGTTTAGCTCAGTTTCACGAAATATCCTTTCCGCGTGATGTCGCAGACGGTTGTGTTTTTGGCCCGGAATACAGCACGGACGTTGTTTCTCTCAGTTCCAACGGATCAGAGCAGCGTAACATTAACTGGGCTTATCCACGATGCAGCGGCACAATTAATTTGCCGACACAATTGAACGAATGGTTTGTGGAAATCCTAACTTTCTTCCATGTCTGCATGGGCCGGGGCTACGGCTTTAGATTTTACGATTATTTGGACCATAGCGGTATATTTGAGCTGCTCGGCTTTGGCGATGGCGCCACCACTAAATTTCAACTGCTTAAAAACTATGTGCGGCCGGAGATTAATGTTTGCCAGCAACGAAAAATTCTAAAGCCCGTGGCAGGAACAACGCATATCTACTTCAAAACCTACACGGAAGAACAAGCTAAAAAATTTACCTGGCAGTACCAGACTGATATCCGGACAGAATTTGCAGCCAGTATTCCGGACGGTGCCGAACAGTTGCTAAATTACAACCTGGATAACACCACCGGTATTATCACCTTTTCCGCTCCGCCTCCTGCTAATACTGCCGTCCTTGCCAGCTATGAATTTGAAGTACCGGTAAGATTCGATACAGACAAGATGGCTCCCAACTGGTCCATTGTCGATGCATCCAGCTGGGGCAGCATCCCCATCATCGAACTAAAGGAGTAGACATGAGCGCATTAGCAGTTTACGGCGGCACGGTAACAGCCGGAGCCACGGACGGTGAGCAAATCCCCTTTGACAGTGAAAAAATCCCATTCCGGGCCTACCGGGAAAAGACCAGTGATGTAACCGTCTTAGGTCTGCGAGCCCCCGGCGGCGCCGATTACCCTGTAATCAATTTATTTGTGACGGCCAGCGGTCCGGCTGCCGATTGGCTGGAGTTCAGTAGCGATGGCGCCAGCTACTCTAAAAAAGTGCATTATCTCTATATCGTAGGTACCAACCAGCTCTTATATGTACGTGTAAAAATCCCAGCTGATGCCGATTACGGTCTGCACGATGGCATTTATATTAATTTTAAATATCTTGGAGGTGTATAGGAATGGCAATTAGATTTTATGTGAACGGTACGGTAGGCGCACAGGACGGAACCGAAATTAGTAGCGGTGATTTAAGTAACCCGTTAGTGGCGGATGGATTCTATCCGGCCGTCGGCGTAACAGTGAGTAAATCAATTCCAGTCATGGTCAGGGCAGATACCGGTGAAGTTTGGAAATGCGTTGCGGTCGCAGTAACAAGTACAACAGCAAATGAAATTGATAAATTTGCATTGAATAGCAGTTATTTAATGCAGATGTTAGGTAATGGCAACAATATTGCTAACATCCCTTTTTTTGCGGAATTGACGGACAAAAACCAAGCATTACAATTAACCGTAAGTGCAAGCGGCGACGAAAGTAATTCCCCAGACACAACCCAAAAATTAATGGTACTAGGGGGGATAAAAATTGCTTAGAATGTATATAAATGGTACACCAGGCGGTACAGATGGTACAGCAATCACATCTTTAACATTTAAAAATTTTATGAAATATGCCAAAGGCAACGCCACTGGTAATGGGATTACATCATTTGCATATTTACCGGTTTTTTTGCGTGAAGAAACAGGGTTAAAGGCAAACAATGTACAAATTTCAGTTGGCGTCAGTTGGGGCACACTTGCGACAGGGTGTAGTGCCGGGTATACATCTTGGCCAGCAAATAACACGGGAGTATCCTTAAAATGCTATTTTTCCCCGGCAAATATAGGGGCAGTAGGGCAAACAAATGTAATGATTCTTTTAGCAGTTGGAACGGGATCTACAAGTATAGCAAGTGGTCAGCAGTTATTTACTATTAGTTACGCTGAGGACGTGGCATAATGGGCACATCCTATACAATGGATATAACCGGGCAGGCAACAATAAATGATATCGATGCCGATAGCCATTATGGGGATATTAGACGAATATATACGCCAGGCGGCCAAAAAATTATCGGCCAAGCTACCTTAAATGATGTCGATGCCGATAGCCATTATGGGGATATTAGGCGAATATATACGCCAGGCGGCCAAAAAATTATCGGCCAAGCTACCTTAAATGATGTCGATGCCGATAGCCATTATGGGGATATTAAGCGAATATATACGCCAGACGGCCAAAAGATTACCGGTCAAGCCGCACTAAATGATGTTGACGAAACCGCTCACTATGGCGACATCCTGCGCATTGCTTTTGTAACCTTAAAAGACATGCTGGACAGCCTTGCAACCAATATTAAAGTGCTACAACCTTACGGTATTCCCTGGCTTGATAACCAAGTTTGCACTTCCGCCTGGTGTTGGCGCATTGCTCGCCAGGATGGTGTGGTAATGGGTTTTACCAGTTATGACCAAGATATTACTTTTAACGGTGTAACATACAAGGCCTGCACAGGCTTTGCCCCCACGGCCGTGTCCACCAGCAATGATATGAGCGTGGATAACCTGGATAGCGAAGGCATCTTAACTGATGATGGCATAACTGCAGAGGATTTGCGCGCCGGAGTTTACAATAACGCCCGCATTGAGATTTTTTTGGTCAACTATAAAAATCTCAAAGATGAAGTCTTTATGGTACGGCGCGGTACTATTGGCGAGGTAAAATACGGTAAAAATGGTTTTACCGCTGCTATTCGTGGCTTGATGCAAGCCTACCAGGCCAAAGCCGGGAAAACATGTCAAAAGGGTTGCCGTACCTTTTTGGGTAGTACACTTTGCAAAATAGATTTGTCGGCTTATACCATTAATGGCAGCGTCACCACAGTAAATAGCGCGGCTACCTTCGGCACTGATACCACACAGCCAGATAGTTATTTTGACTACGGTGTAATTACTTGGCTGACCGGTAAAAATGCCGGGCTGAGTCAAGATGTTAAACATTCAGCATCTATTGGCACTATCTGCCTTTTTATGCCGATGCCCTTTACTCCGGCTTTGGGAGATACATTTAAAATCGTGGCCGGCTGTGATGGCAATGCCAGCACTTGCAAAACCAGGTTCGGTAATTTGGTCAACTTTCGGGCTGAGCCTTATGTAATGGGCAATAGTTATGCAGTTTCGTATCCTTCCACCGGCGGCGACAATATCGTGAGCGAGGGTGATGATGTTAGGCTCGGTACTTACGATTGGGGCGGTGCAACCACACTTTGGAGTGGGTACATCAGCAACAAGATTAGCCATCAGGAAACTTCCACCGATGAAGATGGCTTTGATCAATCTTATACTGTAACCCAACTTTGCATCACGATTACGAAACCATCCGGCTTAACTTATGCCGACGACTTTTTTAAAGGAAAAACCATCCAGATGGCCAGCGGTGAGAAAAAAGGCAGCAAGTTTCCTATCACATCTTATATTGCCGCTACCGGCGCCATTACAATAAGTAGTACTGGTAGTTTTTGGAGATTTCAATCCGGGCCTGTCAGCAAGATTGCTATTGGTGATAAGTTCCGTATTAGTTAGGAGCAAACATGATTACAAGAACGCAAATTTGTGCCGAGGCCCGCAGCTGGACCGGGACCAGATGGCAACATCAAGCGAGTTTGAAGGGCGTAGCATGCGACTGTGCAGGATTTGTGCGCGGTGTCAACAGGGAACTTACGGGTCAAGATGTGTCTTTCCCTGTTGATTACCCCGCGACTTGGCATTTTTTTAAAACTGACCCCAGGATGTTAGAAACATGCCAACAATATATGGACCCCATACCTTTAGAGGCAATCCAACCCGGTGACGTCCTTTTGTTCAAATTCCCGTTGGCCAAGGTTGATCATCATATGGGAATCTATCTTGGTCAAGGTCGCTTTATCCATGCCGAGATGGAAGCCCGCATGGTTCACGAAAGCCCACTTGATACTACCTGGAAATCCAGGTTAAGCCACGCCTTCAGATTCCGGGGTTTGGAGGAATAAAAAATGGCAACGATGGCATTACGAGTAGCAGAATCGTTCGGTATGAGCATGGGGCCATGGGGCTGGGCGGCGTATTTGGGCGCCATGATTGTTGATAACATGATCATGAGCGCTCTTACGCCAACCCAAACAACCACTGTAGGTAAAACAAGTGAGCTTAGTATGCAGACGGCTGCTGTAGGAGCCGTAATCAAAAAAGGCTATGGTACCACCCGCATTACGGGGAACATTATCTGGGGCACGAAATTTACGGAACATGTGCATACAGAAAGTTCGGGCGGCAAGGGCGGTGGCGGCGGCAGTGAGGTAAAAAGCTACACCTACAGTGTTTCCTTTGCCGTCATGATTTGCGAAGGCCCCATAAATAAAATAGTCAGCGTGCTGGCCGATGGCAATGATTTTAACTTAAGCGATTGTGATTACAGGCTTTATACCGGTACCGAAGACCAGCTCCCAGATGATTTTATGGAGTCTATTGAAGGTTCCGGTAAAGTGCCGGCTTATCGCGGTATGGCTTATATCGTTTTCCGCAATTTGGCCTTGTCCAATTATGGTAACCGCATCCCAACCTTTACTTTCACCGTTGAATTCCCCAAAAACACCTTAACAGACATCATCCAGGATATTAGTAATGAAGCCGGACTTATCAAAGATGTGGATTATTCCGTTGACAACATTGCCGATATGACTGTTGATGGGTTTACCCGTGACGGTGGCACTACCTACCGTGAGCAAATTCAACAGTTGCAATCGGTTAAGACTTTTGATGCAGCAGAACGGTACGGCGTTATTACTTTTAAAACCAGGGATTTCAGCCGGGTGATTCCCATCCCGGCCAGTGCCATAGGCGCTTATGAGAACGAAAAGCCGTCCGAGCCAATTGAAAGTACCCGATCTGATGATATAAACCTGCCGGCCAAAATAAGCTTAACCTATATCAGCAAAGATAGTGATTATACCCAGGCCCAGCAAACTGCCTTTAGGCGTGTCACCGGCGCCACTGATGAGGCTACTATCACAACTAACGTGGTCATGACAGATGCTGCCGCCAAAATTGCAGTGGAGCAAAAACTCATGGAAGCCTGGGAAGCCAGGACAAACCATAAAATGACACTCGCGCTCAAATATGGTTATATCATGCCGCTGGATATTCTCCTGGTCACGATGCCCAATGGTACCGGTGAGCGGCTGGTCTATGTCACCAAAACACAATTTGGGAAACCCGGGCTAAATAACGTTGAAGCCGTGGACATTAATAGTGATGTTTATAATCTGGTTGAACGAAATGTTGATACCCCGCCAGAAGTCATAGAGACAGTTAGCAGTCCCGTCATTACTAATTTTTTGGATATTCCAAAATTGCCAGTGGATACTAATAGCAGCGATGATTATGTTTATATTGCCACCGGCAATGTCACGAACTTTGGGGCAAATATTTACCGAAGTTTGGATGGTGGAGCATCTTACAACTACGTGGCCAGCAACGACAACAATGCAGCTTGTGGCAGTGCCGTTACCAAACTTCCTGACGCTCTCCCCTATTCTTGGGATTATGGCAGCGTCCTGATAGTTTACATGGATGTAGGCGAGTTATCCAGTCACACCAAAGCAGAAATACTCAACTACTACAATGCAGCACTCGTAGGCAACGAAATCATCCAGTTTTTAAATGCTGAACTAATTGACACCAACACCTATAAATTAACGGGCCTATTGCGTGGCCGAAACGGCACAGAACAATATACCGGCACGCACACGGCCGGAGAACGATTTGTTTTGCTGGGTACTAACAATATTAATACCCTGGCAATCAGCAGCAATTATTGGTATACGCAGTGTTTATTTAGGGTTGGTCCCCGCAATAAAGGTTATTTAACCGAGGATTACCATAATGAACAATTCACGCCACAAGGAACCATTCAAAAGCCCTGGAGTCCCTGCCACATTAAGGGTACTAGGGATTCAGACGGCAATCTGGTTATTACCTGGATAAGGAGAACACGAAAAAACGGGGCTTGGAAAGATCACAGTGATGCACCTCTTAGCGAAAATACAGAGGCTTATGATATTGAAGTTCTAAGTACCGATGGTAATATCAAACGCAACGCCCGCGTTAACGTTTGCCAGTACGTATATTCAAGTGCTGCACAGATTGATGATTTTGGCAGTATCCAAAATAACGTAATAGTCAAAATTTATCAGATCAGTGATGTTAAGGGCCGCGGTTGGCCCGGATTGGAGGCAGTATAAGTGGGAACAACAAAGTTAGGTATTCCCTACATGGAAACTAGCCAAGCTCAAAAAGAAGTAACATTTAATGAAGCCATGGATCTGCTAGATTTCTATTTAGCTCGAACAGTTTTGTCAATATTGGCTACGCCCCCGGCAGCACCAACTAATGGTGATGCTTACATTATAGGTACCAATGCTTCCGGCGCATGGTCCGGTAAAGATAATATCATTGCAAACTTTGTCAATGGTGCTTGGGCCTATTATCCCCCAGTCAAAGGTTTATCTTTTACTAATCAAAGTACAAATCAATTACTTATATATAATGGTACAGCCTGGGTGGTTCTGCTGCAAGCCTAATCAAACCTAAGGAAATCTTCCTGTTTTGTGATTGATTCGCCCCGATTTGTGATTGATTCGCCCTGATTTGTGATTGATTCGCCCTGACACGGTTCTGACATAAAAAAGAGGTGCAAAATGATTATTGAGTTATTGACTTACTGGGCTCGCAGTGTTGTAGACGTTATCAAACACTTAACTGATTATTGGCTTGTGAAAACAATTATTACCACCATCGGCTTTTATATGATTGATGTTTTTGGTGCCCACATCGCTATTCTGTTTTTATTTGCGGTCCTAGAGTGCTGCGACTGTCTTACAAAATTTTTAGCATTAAGCTATAAAAATATCCAGAACAATATACCGGCAGCACAACCAACCTTAGTAGACTGCTTGCGAGGAATTCCGGCCGCTCATATCGCTGGGATAATTAATAGCCAGACTATGCGCAATCAGTTTTTTAGTAAAATGCTGACGTATCTGTTGCTAATCATTGTCTCCGGAGTCGGTGACAAGGTAATAACACTAACCCATCGCCCAGAATTTCTGCTTAATGTTGTTGTGACATATATAAGCAGCACCGAGCTTTTAAGTTGTCTTGAAAACCTTAATGATGCCAACGTCAGCATGGCCACGGCGCTAATGAATCAGGTTAAAATAATAGCTCATATTGATAATACAAAGGAGACAAAATGAAACTACAATACAAACGCTCAGAAGATACCATATATGCATACGATGATAACTATAACTTTTTAGGCAGTTGGCCATGCCATCATGATTTTTTCCCAGGCACTGGGTCCAATGGTCTGCCGCACGAAACATTACCAGATGGATATTATCCACATTGTTGGGCAGACTTACCTAATACCACCTTAAACGATGGGCGCAAAGTAGTTATCCAGGAAGAAAATCCTCGTAGTTACGGAACATTTTACATTAATACGGGTGATGATCGGAGCAGGGACATTCATGGCGGCGGTGACGGGTGCGGTATCACTGATCCGTTCGCGAAACGCCAGGGATGGCTTGGAACTTACGGCTGCCTGAGGATGCAGAATGAAGACGGCGAAAAAATTGCCAGCATGATGATTGATGCCGGCAACGATATAGGTCTAGTAGTAGAAAATTAGGAGGGAGAGGAATGTATGATAAAGCAGTACAATTTATACGATTACACCCATTCTTTTTTAAAATTTTTGTTGTCCTTATTCTTTTGCTGCTCGCTTTCGGTAGCGGCTACTTGTGCGGCCGCAGAGGGCGGTTATTGGATAACGGAAACGGAATTGACACAATTAGAAAGCAACTTAACCAGGCTGTCAGCAATCAATCAGCAATCACAACAGGATTTAGCGCTGCTGGAACAACAGCTGGAGAAGTCGCAGCAGGAATTGACCGTGGCACGGAAGAAGTCGGCGCTGCTGGAGCAACAGCTGGCCGCATTGAAGCTGGACAGTCAGAAGCAGGAACAATTATTGCAGACTGCCAACGCATCGTTACAGACGTTCGCAGCAGAGGAAAAACGAACTAGATTAAGGATAAAAGCTCAGCGTAACACATGGGAAACAGTTTCAGTTATTTTAGTAGGTGCCCTAATCCATAAAAATTAA